ATTACTGGACTTGGCAAGCCACTTAGATTAACAAAATTTCTATAATAACTACCATGTTGACCATCTAACAAATCAGCATTTAAATTATTAACTAAAGTTGAAGACGATACTGATAGTGGCGCAGTACCATTAGGCACTGTAGATGTGATAGTATTAGCTGTAATGTCTCCGCTAGTATAAACATTGGGAGACGAACCAGAATTACTAATAAATTCCCATCTACTATCATTAATATCCCAAACTATTTGATGAACTTTACTATTATCATGATCAAGAACTTGCAATCCACCCAAACTTTCTGTTCCAGAAACATTAACTTGTATGATATTATCTCCAATATCAACAGTTGTACTATTAACAGTAGTAGCAGTACCCTGAACAACCAGATTACCTCCAACGGTAACATTTCCATCAGTAGTTAAGTTTCGTAAACCAGTTATATCTTTACTACTATCCAGTACAACAGCTCTACTAGCCGATGCTGTTCCAACAACAACCCCAGATAAATATGTTAACTCATTTAGTGTGGCTTTGGTAGATGCATCTGTTATATTACTCCATAAATGAGTATGATTAGTATAAGCATATCCTGTGGTATGAATAGTTAATATATTACTATTACTATCATAACTTAAAACAATGCCAGTACCAGCACTAAGAGTTGTGTCTACTTGATCAGAAACCGCATTCGCAAAATCTGTGATCAAAGTTGATGGTATGCCAGTAACACAGGCTTTTAAGGTTCCAGCACTGTCATCATATGTCCAAGCTATCCCTGTACAGTTGCGTAAAAATCCGGTAGTTGTATGGTCTCCACTACCAACAATATCTTGAACGCCTTCTGCGTCAACAGAAGCGACTGATACAAGATCCAATACTGCTTGATTAAAATTATTAACTTGAGAGGTGGCTATTCCTGTTACTCCAATAGTAAGTGTTGAGCCATCCGGTCCTAATATTAATCCAACACCACTATTACTTAAAAAGCCACTTGGTACTATAGCCGTAAATGGTAGTCCACTGGCCCAATGTGTTGAACCATCGCCTATCTTAAATCTTTTTGTTGTAGTATCATAACCTAATTCACCATTATATAATATGCCTTGTCCTAAAATACCAGAGGCATTATTCCATTGGGTTGTTGATCCTCTTCTAAATTGAATTAAATTATTAATTGGCATATTTAGTACCTTTATAGGTTATGGTGATCCGCAGTCTAGTTCATAAAAATAATTATCTAAATAATAATCCAATCCATCAACTCCAGTCTTTTTGATTTTTGTTAATGGAATATTGTCTGGTAAATCTGAAATTAAAAATTTTTCAGTATTCACAACTTCAATATTTAATGAAACCTGATCTTCAACAGTAACTATATTGGCCTCATTTGAGGTTTCAATAACAATAATATTGCTCATGTCTGACAATCCAATGCGGTTTCAGAACTACTATATCGTTGTTTAATTGTTATTACACCATAAAGTAATCGTATAGTATAATTACCACCATCTCCATAGAATTCATCTGGTGATTGTAATTCAAGATCGTATTTAGCACTATCAAAGTCAAAATTATTGGTAGTATCAGATGGTAATAATAGGGTTAATCTACCATCAGTACCATCTATATAAAATTTATATAATGAATAATCTGCATTAGTGGTAGTATATACTTTTGTTGATGCTAGACTTTTTTTACTAACAGATAAATATTCGGTCTTCATAGTTAATCTAGCACACCAATTAGTAATATTAATAGGATTTTCATTAGCATCTTTATATACTAATGATATTCTAAAAGACGATCCTCTTTCTATAGTAAAATTATAGTTAGCGGCTGACATTAATGCCCTTTCTAGAACATATTTTTATGACGATGATTATCGTAGGCGATAAGCATAAATGGATCAAATTTATTGCCAACAAAAGGACTAAGTATAGCAGCAACTGCTGTAGCTTGTTGAACATCCCAGTGTTCTGATAAGTTGCTATACAACTGACACGGACCGTGCTGTATAATTTCTTTAAAGCCTGATAAATGATTGGATATTGCTAACTGAGCAGGACCAAGACCGGCCCTTACACCTTCTAGCGCTGCTCTGGTTCTAAAATTACTTTGATCAATAATACAAGCTGCTTTTAAACTAACTAAGCAAAGAAAAATCTCGTCTTTATTGGCTGTGGGATCAGGATTTATGGTATTATTTATACTATCAACATTATATTCTGTTTCTAATTGAACATCAAACTGAACATATCTAGCAGCTACTGTTATAACTTGTGTTAATCTATCATCATTATAACTAGGATTATCAGATAAATCATTTATTAAAACTCTAACTAAATTAATAATATCAGATTGCCAAGCCATAATATCTCCTTTGTTATATACTAATGTATTATACACCTAAAAAATAAGGCTGGCACTAGGCCAGCCCTATTTTATAATCAAGTTATTATGGTTATATTATAGAGCGCCAAGTAGCACTCTACGATTATCAAGAACAGCAAAACCTTGTTCTGCCCAACCATAGAAACCAGCTCGTTTTTGACGATGAAGTGTATCATCTTCAAAAATTTGAACTTCTTGACGAACTGGCATAATGAAGCTGTCTCTCTTGCGAAGATCAAGACCAACAACAACTTCTAGTTTGCTGCCAGGAAGACTACCACTAAGAGTATTGCTATAGAATAGTTGATACTCTTGACCTTCACCAAGTTCATCAAGATCGTGAAGATTGATGCCGAATACTCTGTTAAGAGTACCGTCAGCAGCAGTATAAATTTCACGACGAGTAACTTCATCAACTTGGTCGATACCCCAATTACGAATATCTTCCATAGCCTCTGGTGAAACATAAAGATCGGTCAACATACCACGATTATTACTAGCGGAGTTACCACCGCCGTTACGTCTCATGACTGTTTTCATCAAAGAAACCAATCTCTTGCTAAATTGACCAGCTGTAGCATCGCTATCGTAAACTACGATATTGCGATCAACACCAGCGGCAAGAACAGTGTGCCAGCCGTCATCATTCATCTTCTTGACGAATGAACCTTCTAGCACTTCCATGGCACGACCAACAACATCCCAGCGAGCATCACGAGCATACTTTAGTAAGTAGTCGATACTAGCTCCGATGTCATAGGTTGGAACCATGACGTAATCGCCTTCAACATGACGTTCTGGAATATAGCCGTGATTAGGAACAGTATAAGCAACAAAGTCTTTTTCTGTTCCAGGAGCTAAGAAATCTAGTGGGAATTCAGGAGTAGCACTTTGAGCCAATTGAATGGGTTCAAAAATACCATCAAGAATATCACCACTCAACAAACCTTGACGAAGTGGAAGCTCTAGTGCTTTTGCAAATTCTGCATTAGCAGCAAGAGATACCTCTCTATTAGCAGAACCAGATTTTACCAAAAGATCGGTAAGTTCTGGTGTTGGCTTAAAAGCTTTAGTATTAACTTCTGACATAAGTGTTTCTCCCTTATTTTAAAAAATTATCGAATGTTGACTGAGACTTTGGCGTAACCATCAGCATCTACTTTGCTCAAGAATGAGCCAATTTGCACAGCGTTGGTACTTGTGGTAGAAATTAGGCCATTAGCACCAACATAAGCGCCGCTACCAGCACTTGGGGTACCATCAACCAGATTTGTAGTAACTTGACCAACACGCAACAGTGTGACTTTGCCACCAACTTGCACTTCATCTTTGTGCCAATTGATGTGCTGTCTGGTTAGATCATAATTGACTACGTCATTTAATAGAACGCCGACTGGAAGAGAACCGCTAGCAGCAGCAGCATATGCCACAACAGCAGCAGAATCATCCATTGCTACGCCTGAACCACTAGTTGTAGTGCAAACAACACCGCCCCTAGCGCCAGTTGTATTCATGAAAAATGATACATCGGTAAGTACTTCGATACGATCAGGTTTAAGAGCCATATTATTCTCCCTTATTAAGTTTTTTGCCTAGTCTAGCACATACGAATTCAACAAGTTCGGCACGGGTAGTGTCTATTGAAGAAACACTTTCTGAGCCAACAGATAAATTAACTGATTCTTCAGTTTCTACAGTATCAAGCAATTCTGGAGTAACTTCTTCATTCTCGCTAGCTACTGATTCTTCTGCTTTATAATTGTTAGTAAAAAGTGTTTTGAATGTTTCAAATGTGTCATCATCAACTTTTTCTAGCTTATCAACAGTTTCATTAGCTAATTCTTTAGCTACACCAAGATCGATAAGAGCGGCCATTCTTTTGTTCTTTTTCTCTTTTTTCATGTCTTCAACTTCTTTGGCCTTATAAGCAGCGATAGCTTCTTTAGCTTCTTCTAGTTCTGCTAGTGCAGCTTTGTATTTTGATTCATACTCAGCTTTCATTAGAGCAACTTCTTCTGCCATTTTCATAGCTTTCTCTTCGGCCATCTTCATAGCCTTTTCTTCTGCCATTTTCATGGCTCTCTCTTCAGCCATTTTCATAGCTTTTTCCTCAACCATTTTCATGAGAGTATCTTCATCTTTATTCATTGGAACAGCAGCTTCGGTTTCTGTTGTGTTAGTCACTACTTCTGCTACTGGAGACTCATTGGTGTTTTCTGTGACCACTGATGCCTCCGATACTTCAGTTGCTACGTTATTTTGTGTTGTGTCTAAACTCATATCTATTGTCTCCGGTATACAGGTTGACTGATTCAGTAATACACCTAATTCTTCGAAAGAATCATTTTTTTTATCACAAATACAACTTTGTGAAAAAATTATACTATCAGGATTAGCGGGCTTATTAACAAAACCCTTTCCAGAAAAAGTAATATTTCGTAAAACTCTACCAATTTTATAGTTCTCATGTTGGCCAACTCCACCATAAGCTCGTAAAAACTTGGTTAAATGGGCCGTACTTTCGTTTCTTGGTAATGTAGAATATTTACCATTTTTAGTATTTAGCAATCCATAATCAAATCCTTTAAAAAAACATTCCATACTTACAAATTTGGTTCCATTTTCAATTTCTGAAATTAATGTTTCTGCTCTATTTTTAAGTTCAGGATCTGTAAATCCCCTATAAATAACGGATCCTGTTAATATATGATATTTATCTGGTAGTTGATCTAATGGAATATCTTTATCTATAATATTTCCACTATCATCAATTGGCCAATTAGCAGTTATGTGGCCGATTATAGTATTTTCATCGTGTTCAAGATTTGTTGGTTTGTCTTCTGGAGAATCTTTTGCTGCCCAAACTTCTGCTTTGTCAAAAATATCATCATTTTTATTCCAAGATGAACTTACTAAAATAGATTGAACATAATATAAATCAGAATCTTTGACAGATGCTTCGCTTTTTACCATACATCTCATTGCTGGTTCGTCTTTAGAATCAGCTTTTTCTGCAATAGATGCATAGGTTATGGATGCGGATGATTTGATAATATCTTCTAGACCATCTTCTTGTTCGGCAATAAATATATTCATAATTAATTATCTAAAGAATAGAGGGTAGTATAGAATGAAGATTTAGCTTGTTTAATATTTTCAGTAGACAATTCTTCTTGCAAATCAGATTTTAATCTATTTAACCATACACTATATATATCCATAGTAGCTAGAATTTTTTGATCATTTATAGTTTCTAGTTTACTAACAACAGAATTATGACTAATATTTTCAAAAGGATCTAATGTGAATAAAATTTTAGTTTTAGTTTTTTCTAATTCTTTGCTTTCTTCATTAGATAAGCTTCTAAGATTTTTTTTATTATAGAAGTCTAAAATAATAGGATTAATAATATTACTAATTTTATCCTGAGCATTATTTGCCCATATATTTAAGCTAGCTCCTGTTTGAGGAGAAAATTGCTTTTGCTTTCTTTGGGTGGTATCTTTACTATTTTTAGGACGACCCTGATTAGGTTGTCCAGATAAATTTGGTCCAACAGATGGTGCTACTGGCGAACCAAGTTTAGGCATTGCCAATTCTTGTTTAAGTTCCATAGCATTTTTTTCGCCATTTTTCTTTTTTTCTAATTCTAGTCCAACTTGACTAGGAGATACTAATCCACTTTGTAGAGCTATTTTCTTTAATGAATTTTCTAATTGAGGATCATGCCACGGCCCAGCTTTTCTAACCATACGATTTTTTGCCCTATCTTTAGATTCT